GTTCTCCATCAGTTTGTAATCTTGAAATGCGGTTCCAAGCGCTTGAAGCTGACGGCGCAATCTGTCCATAATGGACTTTGTGCAAAGAAGGATACGATCTGGCTGTTCCTGTAATTCAGCAGGCGCGGAATCAATGACAAGATTCACGTTTGCATAGGTAAGTACCGGCGTTGCAACGCTGAACTGCAATGCAGTAGTAGCCTGGTTGTTTCCAATGAACGCGGTAAGGCGATCGGGATTTGCGCCGTAAATAGCTGCCAACTGAACCCAAAAACCATCGATCACATTGAAGAAATCGGGATCAATTCCGGGAGTTAAATTCCCGACCGGGAACTGTGCAGCATTTGTGTCGCCGAACCATACATGGCGGAAAACCATTTTTGCAAGGTCTTTGGCAAGAATATCCTCAATGAAAGTGAATATTTCGGTCTTGGTAAGATCGAAAACATCCGTTCCGCATTTGACGGCAAGTTTCATCAAAGTATCATTCAGTTCATCGATACACATATCGATTATGACCTCCAAGTATTTTGGAGACCATGTTTTTTCTACCGCCGGAGCCTCATAACATTGTGCAACCGGATTACAGGATTGTGCAGCTTTGCCGACAAGACCGAATGTTCCCGGGATAATACCTATGCGCTTGTCATTTTTAATACCTGTAACAAGCGTATGGAATTTTGTCAGTTCGGGTGCCTCAAGCACCTTTTCCACAACCAATTCGTTCAATGACCGCAGTTCGTCAGCGGTGAAATGAAGGTTGTCAAGATTGATCGTGTGACCACACGAAGGGGAAGTTTGTGACATAATTATTCAGTTTTATGATTTAGTTTCGCACTTAATTCGCGTACACGATTCAAATCGACTTCGCCGACTTTATCGACAATGTTGTCATTGGTTCTTGAACGGCTTGATGGTTTCCATTCATTTTTGAGTTTGGACAAATCTGCTATAAGAGCAAGAGCAACGGCTTCCGAATCGCGGAATTTTGCTTCGGCTGCAACTGCCTTTTCTTTCTCCGCATTGGCGGATGCGATTTGTGCTTCGAGTTCGGCAATTTTCGCCTTTGCAGCTTCCAATTCCGATTCTTCAGTTTCCGGTGCAGAAACTTCCGTAACTGCGCCATTGGCAACGACGACTACTTTCCCGTCTGCCATAGTAAATGTCCCGTCCGGAGTGGCTTTGTCGCCAACGGCAATTTCCCCGGATTCTTTTTCAACGGTCAATTCGTTCCCATCTTTGTCAGTTAAGACCATGTTATTCGAATTCACGCGCGAAAAATTCTTCATTTTTAGGATCGCATTATCAAGCGTCGATCCCAATTTTTCAAAAAAGGCTTTTTCGTCCATTTTAAAATTATTTTTAAGATTCATAAAAGCATAAGCAACAATCGGTTCGATGACCTTGGTTGCAAAACCAAGATTCAGCATATCTTCGGCGGACAATTTGGTGTTGTCCTTCATGTATTCAGCAAGTTTTTCCTTCGGCGATCCGGTTATTTCCGTGTAGAAATCAAGTATTTTTTCTTCTTCCTGTTTCAATGAATCCGCAATCTTGACAAGATCGGTCGATTCATATTGATCTGCCAAAGTATAAGGGGGAATAAATGGGTTATGGATCAACCCATCTGCATTTTTCATAATGTCGCGTTCTGAACCGGCAAGGAATATGATAGTGGCAATGGAATATATTTTGCCTTCCCCGATAGTGACTATTTTTTTCCCGGAATTGACAAGCAAATCATGGATCGCCCAACCTTCTTGCACATCTCCGCCCCGGGAATTGATCCGGACGGTTATCTGATCGGCAGATTGATTTGCGTCAAGAAATTCAGAAACGGATTTTGAAGATATCATTACGGTCTGATCGTCAAACATCCCATTGCCGGAATCTTCGCCAATGTCGCCATATATCTTTAAAACAACATTTTTCATATTAGATTGCAATCAAGAACCTTATAATAAATGTGGTCGTCCAACTGATGACCTCCATCAGCGTCAAGATTATAAGGGGCGTATTCGCTATGGTACAAAAATGTTTCCATTGCAGGATCGCCAAGATTATTGTATGCGTCGCACCAAGTATCTGGATACATAGCTTATGTTTTTAATTATTTCATAATCGAATGATCGGGATTAAAAGTCAAAGTTCAAATTTAGACCATAATTCCAATACTATTGCTGCAAATCTTTATGCAGTTAAAATCCCGTTGCCGTGAACGATCATTTTAGCGCCATGTTGCGCTAATGCTGATTCAAGATTCCGGAAATGAATCTTAATTTTTGCGCATATCGCCCGGTCAAGATGCGGATGATTCGTTAGATCAACGCCGAATAAATGAATTTCTTCCGATCCGTAAATCTTAAATGCTATTTGAACGGCAACAAAAGGACTGCAATACGATTTCCAATATCCCGGGATGTCAAGATTAAGCGATTTGTCCGGATACCCGGGAATAAGAGTAATCTTTTCAAAATCCGGTCGCGTATCCCATGCGACGATCTGACTGTAAAATTTTAAGGGATTACAATTGGTTATATATTTAAGGCGGACAGGATCAAATACTCGCGGATAATCCAAACATACAACCGCATCCGCCGGGTAATGTCTATAAATATCGTTTACTCCAATTATAGTATCAAAACCCATTGGTTCGAACAATTGGATTGAAGGACCTAACCCCAAAACGGCAGTTTTTAATACTCCCATCCTTGCTCAATTTCTTGTTTTCCGCGCCGTACCCGGTCTTTACGCGTCCCGGCAGTATTATGTATGATCCATTCCCCGGGGACGACTTCCCAACACCAACCTTTCCCTGCAGTATGTCCCAACCCGGGGAAACGTTTATAAACTTTATCCGTCAGTCCCCGGTTATGCACGTCCAACGCCGTCTTAAAACAAGGTGCTCCATGATGAACGTATGGATGATATTTAAAATATTCCGAAATCTGTATCAAATGGAAATACGGGTGCATCATATACATAAATCCTTGATCCTTGTGGTGAGCCTTCGCCCCGTATTCGTACCCGTCCAACCCGGTTTTTTCCATATATCCTACGCCAAGCGTATCATCCTCCATCATGTCCAACATTCCCTGCACGGGAGATTTCACAAACACAATATCGGAATCAAAAATCAGCGCAAAACGTGTCTTGCACATTTTAATAGCCGAATCCATTCCCCGACCATGACCAATATTATAAGCACAAAGTCCTACGGTAGTAACATCCGACGACAGGCTTCGTGCATACGCCCGGCACGGATCGTTTTCGTCAGAACCGTCTATGACAATTAACGGCATATCCGGATGAAAACGCCGGAAAGATTCAATTGCGTTTTGTAAATAGGAGACCGTGTTGTGGCTGACTGTAATTGCAGTAATATCGTTCATACTCTTTTGCATCTTCTTCGCCTATTAAATTAATTAAGTTCATCATTGATTGATCTTGCGTAAAATACATTGTTCTTTGATGTCCGGCGCCTATCCCTCCGCGTCCCGGCATTCCTTTGATACCAACCGATAATGTTCCGGCATGGAACAATAGTTTATTTTGGCATTTTGTCCAAATATCAGCATCTATAAATTTCTGATGCAAACATGATGTAAGCAACGGGATCACTTCCCGTGTAAAGGCGGTTTGAAACAGGCTTGAATGTTGCCGGTTATTGTTGTCACAATGTTGTCGCCAATGCACATTGTAGTATAAAGTATTCGTTTCGCCTATCAACGAATACCCGGCAATCCGTTTCATCATTTCGGTCAGATAAAACGATTTATAATAGTCGTCGTCCTCAATAATAAAGATCGCATTTATGTCGCTAAAATTTGCATTGTTTAATAACGCGTCAAGTCCGGCTTTGATATTGCGTCCCTGCGTATTTGTCCCCTGCCAATGCGGTTTGGGATATACTTTATCTATGATCCAATTTTCCCGGAAATCCGGTTGAACTGTGTTGGTAGTTACTGGTATGCCGTCGTCAACGATGATCCAAAGAACGTCGCCTTCATAATCTTGACGGTGCATCCATTTTGCGCAATGGTTGAATTGATCGAATCTTGCGCCGGTAGGGGTAATAAGTGCTATCATTTTCGTTTTATTAAGATTCCAAGTCCGCAAACGATTCCGGCAGGCCCCATTGGTTCTGCATAGCCATAGTATTCAAATCCATATTTGGCTGCCAATTCTTCACAGACTTGATTGATTTCCGGGAAACTGAA